TTTTTTCGACTTCTTTCACAAGTTTTTGTGTAAGAGAGCCTAGTTTTGATTGCTTTTTGAGTTTAGCAAACGACATTGATTACCTCGGATTAATTTGGATTTAATTGGATTTGTTTTTATTATAACAAAAAAACTCTTACGGGTCAACAACCTGTTTGAGTTTCTCAATAGTTTGTGTCATACCACTGAATAAAACAGAAATATCAGTTCCTGCAGGGAAACCCATTAGTTCTACTGATTTTTCTAATTGTTCTTTCATTTTGACAGCATCTGGATCATCTGATAAAGATAATCGAGTATACATAACTCTTTGCTTTTCTAAAAGAGTAGAAAGCATTTCAATATGTTCAATTTGATCCTCACGTTCCATATCACCAAAAGATAACATGGATCCGTAAACATCTTGTTGTAGTTGATTAATTTCTTTTAATTCGTCCCGAATAATTTCAGACTCGAAAAACTTAGACATTAACCCTCTTCTGTTGATTCTACTTCACCACCATCAACTGGTGCTTCTTCAGTAGTTTCTTCTTTACTATCTTCAATTTGTGTAAGCACGTCAATCGCACCTTGAAGTCTTAATGCAGTTGTCTGACCAGTTGCAACTTGTTGCTGAACTTGAGTCAATTGTTCCTGCAAGTTCTTAAGAACTTCGGCATTTTCAAGAGCCATTACTAATAACCTCCTTTAGAATTTTTTTGTAGTTGTATACATTAATATTTATGAAGGGAATATATTTTTTGATTTTGAGACTTACGGTTTCCCATACAGGATCTGTAAGTTTCTTATCGAAATCTCTTACGAAAGAAAAAACCTTTTCCATAATCGTAAGTGTTTCTAGTGAAATCTCTCCACCCAGATATCTTTTTAGAATAACTGGATGTCCCTTCGAGCAATCGAATACTGTTTGTAATTCGTTCTCTGAGAGCAATTTCTCTGACTGTTCCTTGAATAAGTACGTCAAACTCTGTTTCCGTCTCATCCAGTCGGCGTAATTTCTTTCGCCAGAATTGATAATTTCTCCAATCCATAAGTTTTGTGGGTTGTCTGCAATTACAAAATTTGATAATAGGAAATCCAATACTTGTTGATCGGAATATTTCCTAGATGTTTTTTCAAACCAATACTTATCCTTTCGTTTATTAAAGGATGCCACGGTTGCTCTTGACTTACCACCATACTTAAAAAAGTCGAATTTAGGGTTAGTAAAATGACTTTTCATTGAAAGATAAGTTCTATACGTTTCAAATGGAGTCACTTTCATTTACTGATAAAATCCTTTACTTTATTATTAAAGAAATTAGAGATACAATATCTCCCATAACCATCATAATAATCAGAATCTTCAATCTTCACTTTTTTGACTCCATGTTCAACCCAACCTGGTAATATTATAATCGAATTATTCTCACATGTCAATTCATATTCGTATTTGGGGAAATATATTTCACCACCATCAAATTTTTTAGGTTCTTTGTAGAAATAAGAAAATGCTAAGAAATTAAAACATCTGTCAGTATGTGGTTCATAATACTCTCCATTATGATAATATCTAATCTTTGTATAATCTTCATTACAAAAAACTGCATGAGAACAACAATCATGTATTTTAGCAAATATATCAAGAGCATTTGAAGTAAATAATTTTCTATTTACAGTTAAAATATTCGATAATGATCTATACTTTTCTTTCTCATAAACATCATCTAAACATAATGCATGAGAATTTGTTCTATCTACGACTCCACCAAAATCTTTTGCTTCAAGTAGTTTACCTGGTTTAGTGTAATACTTAAGTTCTTCCCAGATTAAGTCAAGTTCTTCATCATCATAAAAATTTTCTATAATTAAATGAGGAAACGGTTCTGAAAATACAGTTCCTTCAAGTTCTTTCATTATAAAGGTAATTTTGCCCTAGAAGTTTTTTTCATAAAATTAAGACGGATAGCATCCCATTTAAGTCTTTCTTTAAGTGGTTTTGAAATTAACTTTGTAATTGATTCTATCTCTAAACTATTTGTATCACAATAATGTAGTATTGCATCAATATAATTTAAATCCTCGTGTGCCACAATCTTTTCAATCTCTATGGCAAATTTTTGAGGTGTTAGAAACTTACTCTCAATTACTTTTTCTAATTCTTTACTCGGTTCCATAGAGTTCCAGTTTATCGTTAACAAATTTTCTAATGTATTTGCTGAGAAGTTTGATGTACTTTGCTTTGTCGTATTCTTCATAAATTACACACTCTCCGTTTTCACATGCCATGATGATTACTAATTTTTTAACAGATATTCCCGTTAATTCATATAACATACACCCGTATGCCATACACTGCACAAAATAGTGCTCTACCCAATTTCTTGGTTTAGGTTTTTTTGATGTTTTAAAATCTATTATCGCTAACTCGCCATCATATTCAGCAATACAATCAACAGTTCCAGCAATACCTAATTCTTTACTATATAGCGAACCTTCCAGAGCATGAATATTGTCTATCTTATTCAATTTACCCTTCGCTATTTTAAATAAGAAATCAGATATGGGACGCACCTCAGGCAAATCTTCATTCTTTAAGTAATGCTCAGTAAGAGTATGCATATCAGTTCCACGTCCAGTTGCTGCCTTAGTGATACGATCTGCTTCTTCATTACCTACCTTCTTTCGCCAATTAACAAAGATCTCTTTATTAAAGTGACTAGTGACGGATGTAATAGAAACTAACTTAAGTAACTCATCTTCATCTGGAACAGAATAATAACGAACTCCATCTATAGTCTCCCGTGATAATTTAGGGAGATTCACATCAACATGATTAAATTTCATTTAAATAAGAAACTCACAGGACATTTACTTTTTGAATCGGTTTTAGAAAATAATCTATTAATTACAGATTCTTCAGATTGTTTTTGACTATACATTTTATCATAAGCACCTTGTACTTCTGAAATAACATTAGAATTTCTTTCTTCTCTTAATGCAAAAGAATCATTTGGATTTTGAGAATGAAATGCAATTCTAAAAAGAGGATCTCCTTTTTTTATTATTACTGGTTTTGATTCATCCACTATTGTCATTCCCAAATTACTCATTCGTGACCAGTTTGATAGATTAAACCAACCACTTACAGCAATAAAGTTATTACTATAAGAAGTAATTGGATGATCATACATTTCAAACCATATATCATCATCAGTAGTCCAGAACATATGTTTTGGAAACTTTAGTTGAACAACAGGATGAGGTGAAAGAAGGTGTTCATTATCATAAACCAATAAATGAGAAATTGATTCATCACAATGAACTTTAATTGGATGTGATGGTTTTCTCTCAATCAT